CCGACCGGTGGTGACTCCTGGTCAGATGATGGTCAGAGTCGTGAACTGCGAGAGGTGATCTTGCACGAGGTGAGCGTGGTAACCGGTTTCCCTGCTTACCCTGCGACCAGCGGTGCGAATGTGCGTAATGAGAGCGATGTCGAGGAGCAGCGTGACGATGAAAGCGCAGAGGTGGCACAAGATGCTATCCTGCCCTTGAGTATCGCACAACGTTTGTTCGATCTCAACGCAAAGCGGCACAGCCGCTGAGCGTACAAGCAGACCGGAACTAGCCACTCGGAGCCTCGGCCACCACTGGCGTGTCACCACCTGCTACCCGTAAACACACCAACCACTCAGAAGGAGTAAACAGATGAGCGAATTCATCAAAGTGCTCTCCGAGGAGCGTGCACGTGCATGGGAGCAGGCAAAGGAACTGCTCGACACGGCTGCTGCGGAGAAGCGTGACCTGACCTCGGAAGAGGCCGAAACCTTCGATCGGATCAACGCCGATCTCGATGCCAAGGATCAGCGGATCAAGACGATCCAGGATGCCGAACAGCGTGCAGAGGCTATCGAAGCCGACCGTCGCACTGTCGGAGTTCCGGCTGACCTCGGTGGCGAGAGCCGCACCGTCGAGAACGATGACGACTCCACCGTGCGTCGTCTGTTGACCGGCGAGATCCGTTCGGCGAAGTTCGAGAAGCGTGCGATCACCAAGTCGTCGGCCACGATGGTCCCGACCTCGGTGTACAACCGCATCGTCGAGCACCTCGTGCAGGGCAACGTCGTTCGTGGTCTCTCCACGGTTCTCACGACCAACAGTGGCGAGTCGATCGCCATCCCCAAGAGCACCGCATTCTCCTCGGCATCGATCGTGGGCGAAGGCTCGCAGGCATCGCCCTCGGACCCGACGCTCGCCACGACGACGCTCGGAGCGTACAAGTACGTCGTGCTTGTGCAGATGTCCAACGAACTGGCACAGGATGCGGCAGTCGATGTCGCAGGATTCTTGGCTCGCCAGGCCGGTATCGCCATCGGTGTCGCCACTCGTGGTCACATGACCACTGGTGACGGATCGAGCAAGCCTTACGGTATCGTCACCCGTTCGTCGGCTGGCGTGACCGGAGGAACCGGAGTCACCGGAGCGTTCACCGCTGACAACCTCATCGACCTGCGTTACTCCGTGAACTCGGTGTACACCACGCAGCCTGGGAACGGTTTCATGATGAACAGCACCGCCATGGCCGCTGCTCGCAAGTTGAAGGATCAGCAGGACCAGTACCTGTTCGCTCCTGGCTTGAACGGCGACCCCGACATGCTGCTCGGATTCCCCGTCCACATCAACGACTCGATGGCCAATCCTGCGCTGTCGGCCAAGTCGGTGTTGTTCGGACACATCCCGTCGTACTTCATCCGTGAAGTCAACGGCATCGAAGTGGCTGTCTCGGATGACTTCGCTTTCGACTACTCGGTGCGCACCTTCCGTGTGACGCTCCGTACCGATGGCGATCTCGTCGACCAGACCGGTGCTGTGAAGCACTTCGTCGGCGGCGCATCCTGATCAACCCCTGAGAGTAGAGCCACCAGCAGACCTCAAACTCTGCTGGTGGCTCTCTCCCTGCACACGAGGAGAGCCAAATGAAAGTCAAGATGTTGGTCGGTATCACCGGCACACTCAACGGCCAGCCCTGGCCACAACGAGGAGAGATCGCCGATCTGCCAGATCAGGTCGCCGAGGATCTCCTCATCAACAAATACGCCGAACGAGTGTCGAACTCGAAGGTGGAAGCCGCAGCAGTCGATCCTGTCGAAGAGACAGCCAGCAAGCCTGCACCTAAGACTCGTAAGGCCTGACCGTGGCCATCATCACGGCGAAATATGAACTGCTAGCCGCTGCGCAGTTGATCCACCAAACTGACGCAGATGGATGTCATATCGTCGTGCACACGGACGGCAACCATATCTTTATCGGTGGCGACGGTTTGACCGGCACGAACGGCTATACCCTCGACGCTCACGTGGACTTCCACCTCGATATGCCACCAGGTACTAGACTGTGGGCAATCGACACACAAGAGAACGCCACCCTCTGGAAGTTGGTCACTGACTGATGGCTATCGCAAACGGATACTGCACACTCGCCGAACTGAAAGCCGCTCTGCGTATCGCCGACAGCGTAGACGACAGTCTCCTAGAGCGTTGTGTCGAGGCCGCCAGCCGCCAGATCGACAACACCTGCGACCGTCGTTTCTACGCAGACGGATCGACCAGCGCACGTATCTACGAGGCATCGAACTCGTACACCGTCCTAGTTGATGACATCTCCACCACCACCGGATTGATCGTCAAGATCGACACCACCGGAGATGGCACGTACAACCAGACACTCACAGCGAACAGCGACTATCGGATCGACCCACCGAACGGCACAACCACCGGCTATCCGATTCGCACGCTCCGTGCGCTCGACACGCTGTTCCCTGTCGATAGTCGAGGTCGAGCGTTGGTCGAGGTCACCGCCAACTGGGGATGGCCAGGAACCGTACCGCACGCAGTGCGAGAAGCCACAGTGATCCTGTCCTCTCGACTGTTCAAACGGTACGATTCGCCACTCGGAGTGGCTGGTTTCGGCGATCTCGGTGTGATCACCGTACGTCGAGTTGATCCCGATGTCGAGAACTTGATTGCACCGTACCGTGTGCTGGTGACAGCCTGATGGCAGCGACAGTCAGCCAGGTGGCTGCAGGTCTGAAAACCAGACTGGCCACTATCACTGGTCTGCGAGTGTTCGACTACGTACCAGATCAGATCAACCCACCGCTCGCCATCGCCAGCCTCGACACCATCTCATTTCACAATGCCATGGCGAACGGCGACCCTGAGATGGAGTTCCTGATCACCGTCGTGCTCGGTCGAATCAACGAACGGACAGCCACCGCCAACCTCGACGGATACACCTCAGCGACCGGATCGACCAGCATTCGAGCCGCCATCGAAGGTGACCGTACCCTCGGCGGTGTCGCCAACACCTGTATCGTCACCGGAGCGTCGAATGTACGACCGGTGACGCAAGCCGATGCTGTTTACCTTGCAGTAGACTTCAATGTGACCGTTTACGCCTAGCCGGAGTAGAACATGACTAAATACAAGATCGCAAGCAGTCGCTCAGTGGCAGGACATGCCCCTGGTGACACCATCAGCGAGAATGATCTCGCAGGTGCTAACGTTGAGGCGTTGGTAGAGGCAGGTCACATCGTGCCGATCGCCAGCGCACCAACCAAAAAAGTCGACTCAACCATCGAGGAGAAGTAAGCCGTGGCACGTATCGTACTCACCGACGTTTCCGTGACGATCAACAGCGTGGATCTCAGCGATCACATCGCCAACGTCACCCTGAACCAGTCATTCGCTGAGGTGGAAACCACCGCATTCGGTGACACATCACGCACCCGTATCGCTGGTCTCGGCGACAACTCCGTGTCGCTCGATTTCCACCAGGACTTCGCCGCCAGCGAAGTCGAAGCAACCATCGCACCGCTCATCGGCACTGTCACCTCTGTGGTGATCAAGCCCACCAGCGGTTCAGTTGCTGCTGACAACCCGTCGTACACATTCGATGTGTTGTGCACCGAATGGACACCGCTCAACGGTGCAGTGGGTGACCTCTCGACGGTCAGCATCACCTGGCCGATCAGCGGAGCGATCACCAAGGCCACTTCGTAATCAGAGCATAGGAGGCTCAAATGCTGAAAATCAGACTGCGAATCCATAAGATCGATGGCGCATCGGTCGAATATCGAGTGACACCACGCACGATGGTGGCATTCGAGAAGGAATACAAAGTCAGCATCACGAAGGCGTTCTCGGCTGACAACATCCATGTCGAGCATCTCTACTGGTTGGCATGGGATGCAGAGCGTATCGCAGTCGGTAACGTGAAGCCTTTCATGACCTGGTTGGAGCAGATCGAGGCGGTCGAGCCAGTGATCGAGGACAACCCTACGGCAGAGGGAGCACCGGCTATCTGATAGCGTCGCTGTCAGTAGAAACTGGTATCCCACCGGAGTCGTTGCTCGACACCGATCCGCTCATCATCCAAGCCATGCTAAGGTATATGAAGGATCGACAGAAAGAGCAAACTCGTGGCCGATGACAACCTGTTCAAATACGCCGCAGGCGGCACACAGGCATCGATCCAGATCGAAGGCATGAAAGAACTGCGACGCAACCTCGCACGACTCGGTGACAACGCCAAAGACGATCTAAAAGCCACACACCTCGAAGCAGCCACCCTGGTAGAACGCAGTGCACGACCGTATGTTCCTCGACGCACCGGCAGGCTCGCCAGCAGCCTACGATCGACAGGTACGATCACTGGCGGTCGAGTCAAAGTGGGATTCAAACGGATACCCTACGCAGGACCGATCCACTTCGGTTGGCCACAACGTGGTATCGCACCTCGTCCCTTCATCTATGAGGCACTCGGGAGAGAAACCAAGGAGATCATCTCGCTCTACGATGATAGAGTGGATGAACTGATCAAGAAATACGACCTGAGGTAACCGTGGCCAAGTCGATAGTCAACGTCCTAATCACTGGTGATGTCAAAGGTCTGCAGAAGGCTGTCGGCGAAGCCGATGGTCTGTTCAAAGGATTCGCTAAAACAGCCGGTATTGCGATCGCCGGACTCGGTGCTGCAGTCGCAGGCACAGCGTACGCACTGAAACCGCTGGTCGACGCTGCATCTGATCTCGCTGAAACCCAGTCGAAAGTCGGTGTCATTTTCGGTGACTCGGCAGGGAACGTCGAAGAGTTTGCGTCGACAGCGGCTCGGTCGATCGGTCAAAGTCGCACCCAGGCATTGGATGCTGCTGCCACTTTCGCCATCTTCGGTAAGAGCGCAGGTCTAGCCGGTGATGATCTGTCCGATTTCGCTACCGAGTTTGTCACTCTCGCATCCGATCTCGCATCGTTCAACAATACGGAACCAGAAGATGCTGTCATGGCGATCGGTGCGGCGTTGCGAGGCGAATCGGAACCGCTCCGTCGATACGGTGTCCTGCTCAACGATGCTGCTCTCAAATCCCGTGCGATGGAGATGGGCATCTACGATGGCAACGGTGCGCTCACTGCACAGCAAAAGGTGCTCGCCGCCCAGGCTGAGATCTTAGCCCAAACAGGTGATGCGCAAGGTGACTTCGAGCGCACCTCTGATGGTCTAGCCAACCAACAGCGTATCCTCTCCGCATCGATCGACGACATGAAAACCAAAGTCGGCGAGGCGTTCCTCCCTGCTGCCCTAGAGATCGTCGGTGCTCTCAACGATTCGGTGATCCCTGCGTTACTCGACACTGCAGACAAGATCGGACCGGCACTGGCAGAGTTCGTCGAGAAAGGCATCGACGCTTTCAAACGGTTCGGTCGATTCGCATCCGAGAGTGTACGCACAGCACGAGATGTGGTCAAAGATCTG